GATGGGTTCTACATCAAATGCTTTAGACAAAGGTGGTAGTAACTTTAAAAAACTATACACAGATTCTAACGTACTACAAAGAAATGCAAATGGTCAAACTAAAAGTGGTATGTATTCACTTTTCATCCCAATGGAATGGAATATGGAGGGATTCATAGATATGTATGGAATGCCTGTATTAGAAACACCTAAGCAAGAAATCAAAGGTATTGATGGAGAAAATATTTATCAGGGTGCAGTAAACTATTGGGAAGCAGAAGTTGATTCATTAAAGAATGACCCCGATGCTCTAAACGAATACTATAGACAATTTCCTAGAAGTGAATCTCACGCATTTAGAGATGAGAGTAAACAATCAATATTCAATCTTACAAAAATATACCAACAGATAGATTACAATGACTCTATAATTATAGACCATCACGTTACTCGTGGGAATCTGCGTTGGTTGAATGGTGTTAAAGATACTAAGGTTATATTCTCTCCTGACAACAGGGGTAGATTCTTTGTTTCTTGGACACCTAATAGTGTGTTACAAAATAATGTTGTAACACGAAAAGGTAACAAGTATCCCGGCAATGAACACATAGGTGCTTTTGGATGTGACAGTTATGACATATCAGGAGTAGTTGGTGGTGGTGGTTCTAATGGAGCATTACACGGAAAGACTATGTTTAATATGGATGAAGCACCAAGTAATGAATTTTTTCTTGAATATATTGCTAGACCACAAACTGCAGAAATATTTTTTGAAGATGTTTTAATGGCTTGTGTTTTTTATGGGATGCCTATTTTAATAGAAAATAACAAACCTAGATTATTGTATCATTTTAAAAACAGGGGATACAGAAATTTCTGTATGAATAGACCTGATAAAATTTATACAAAGTTATCTAAAACTGAAAGAGAATTAGGAGGTATACCTAACTCAAGTGAAGATGTAAAACAAGCACACGCATCAGCTATTGAATCTTATATCGAAAACCATATTGGTATGAAAGATGATTTAGAAATGGGTGATATGGTTTTTACTAGAACCTTAGAGGATTGGGCAAAGTTTGATATAAGTAATCGAACTAAGTTTGATGCTGCTATTAGTTCAGGTTTAGCTATAATGGCAACACAAAAACATCTTTATTTACCTGAGAAAAAACTTTCAAAAATAAAGGTTAACTTTGCAAGGTATACTAACAAGGGTAAATATAGCGAAATTATCAGATGAAGAAAGTAAATATAAACATATCATCTGCAGGTTTTCCTAGTCAGTTTGTGTCAGATTCAGAAAAAGAAACAGTCGAATTTGGGTTACAAATTGGTCAAGCAATTCAATATGAATGGTTTAAAAAAGACGGAAATCAATGTAGATATTATAATCAATGGAGGGACTTCAATCGTTTAAGGTTATATGCGAGAGGAGAACAACCAATAGGAAAATACAAAAACGAATTAGCAATTGACGGTGACTTATCTTATCTGAATTTAGATTGGACACCTGTTCCAATACTACCAAAGTTTGTTGATATTGTTGTGAATGGTTTGCAGGACAGAGAGTTCCACGTTAAAGCTTATGCACAAGACGCAATATCACAATCAAAAAGAAGCAAGTATCAAACTATGATTGAAGGGCAAATGGCTGCAAAACCTATGCTCCAAACTATCCAAGAAAAAACAGGAGCAAATCCTTTTACTGTAGAACCCGATGAGTTACCAAATACAGATGAAGAGTTAAAGTTATTTATGCAGTTAAATTATAAACCTGCAATTGAAATAGCTGAAGAAGAAGCCATTAGTACTTTGTTTGAACAAAACAAATACAATGATATTAGAAAAAGATTAGACTATGATATGACTGTCTTAGGTATTTCTTGTGCAAAGCACGAGTTCTTGCCGGGTGATGGTGTTAATATAAAATATGTAGACCCTGCTAATATAGTATACAGTTATACAGAAGACCCATATTTTAAAGATTGTTTTTATTGGGGAGAAATCAAAACACTTCCAATCATTGAACTTAAAAAGATTGACCCATCATTAACTAATGAAGACTTAGAAGAAATATCACAGTATTCACAAAGTTGGTATGATTACTACAATACTGCACAGTTTTATGAGAATGATATTTTCTATAGAGATACTGCAACCTTAATGTACTTTAATTATAAGACAACTAAAAAAGTTGTTTATAAAAGAAAAGTAAAAGATAATGGTAATGTGAGTATGATTGAGAAAGATGACTCATTCAACCCACCTGTTGAAATGCAGGAAGAACAAAACTTTGAGAAAGTTTCAAAAACTATTGATGTATGGTATGAAGGTGTAATGGTAATGGGTACAAACATAATTCTCCAATGGAAACTTATGGAGAATATGGTTAGACCACAATCAGCTACGCAACACGCAATACCAAATTATGTAGCTGCTGCACCTAGAATGTATAAGGGTGCTATTGAATCTCTAGTAAGAAGAATGATTCCATTTGCAGATTTAATTCAAATAACTCACTTGAAACTACAACAAGTAATTTCTAGAGTTGTACCTGATGGTGTGTTTATTGATGCAGATGGACTTAACGAGGTTGATGTAGGCACAGGTAATGCTTATAATCCTGAAGATGCATTGAGATTATATTTTCAAACAGGTTCTGTAATTGGTAGAAGTTACACACAAGAGGGTGACTTTAACCAAGGTAGAGTACCTATTAAAGAATTACAATCAAGTTCAGGTGCTAGTAAAACTCAAATGCTTCTTGGTAATTACAATCATTACTTAAATCAAATAAGAAATGTAACAGGATTAAATGAAGCTAGAGATGGTTCTACTCCTGACCCTAATTCATTGGTTGGATTACAAAAACTTGCTGCACTAAATTCAAATGTAGCTACTAGACATATATTAGATGGTAGCTTATACATATATAGAAGTTTAGCAGAAGCATTAACTTATAGAGTTGCTGATATTTTAGAGTATGCAGATTTCAAAGAAGAGTTTGTCAATCAAATTGGTAAATACAATGTATCAATCCTTAATGACATTAATGACTTATACATATATGACTTTGGTATATTCATTGAATTATCTCCTGACGAAGAGCAAAAACAACAATTGGAACAAAATATCCAAATGGCTTTATCCAAGGGTGATATTAATTTGGAGGATGCTATTGACATTCGTGAAGTAAAAAATCTTAAACTTGCTAATCAACTTTTAAAAATGAAGAGAGTTGGTAAGCAAGAAAGAGAAGAGAAGATGCAAATGCAACAACAAGCTATGCAATCTCAGCAAATGTTGAAGGCTCAAGAGATGAAACAACAACAAGAGGTTCAAAAGATTCAAATGGAAAATCAGGCTAAAATGGAATACAGACAAGCTGACGTTGCATTTGAAATTGAGAAGATGAAAAACGAAGCTATGTTGAAATCTCAGTTAATGGATAAAGAGTTTCAGCTTAATGTTGAGTTAGCTAAACTAAATAATCAAGGATTGGCTGATAGAGAAAATGCTAAAGAAGATAAGAAAGCACAGAGAATTAGTCAGGCTAATACAGAGCAATCAAAAATGATTAATCAAAGAAAAAATAATTTACCTCCAATAAACTTTGAATCAAACGAGGATAGTTTGGATGGTTTTGATTTAGCAGAGTTTGAGCCTAGATAATAGTCTAAAACTATATGATTTTTTGTGTAACTTTGTATAAAATTAAATTTAATATAATATGGAAATAAAAGTTAAAGCAGTAGAGGGTACTGAAGAGAAGTCAGTACAAGAAATTGAAAACAAACTATTGGAGAAGCACGAGGAGAAACTTAATGATGATACTCCTGTAGAAAAAGTTGAAACAGAACAGGTCCAATTAAAAGAAGAAAATACCCCTGTAGAACAAACAGAGGTAAAAGAAACACCTGAAGTAAAAGAAGAAATTAAAACTCAATCCTCAGAGTTAAACGAGGAAGACGTTCTTAAATTTATTGGAAATAGATACGGTAAAGAGATTAAATCTCTTGACGAACTAAATCAACAGAGAGAGGAAAAACCTCTACCTGAAGATGTAGCTAAGTATCTAAAGTATAAAAAAGAAACAGGTCGTGGATTCGATGACTTTGCTAAGATGCAAAGAAACTATGATGAAATGGAACCTGATAGATTGCTAAGAGAATATCTTACTGCTACTGAGAAAGGTTTAGATGCAGATGATATAAACCACCTTATGGAGGATTATTCGTTTGATGAAGAACTTGATGATGAAAAGCAAATAAGAAAAATTAAATTAGCAAAGAAAAAAACTATTGCGAAAGCCAAAGATTTTTTTGCGAAGCAACAAGAACTATATAAAGTTCCTCTTGAGTCAAGGGGAGATAACTTGACAAGTTCTGAGTCAGCAAAAGAATTGGAAGACTATCGTAAATATATAGCTGAAGCGAAGACAGTTCAGGAACAACAATCTCGTTTGAGAGAGTTGTATGACAAGAAGACGAATGATTTGTTTAGTGAGTTCAAAGGTTTTGAGTTTACGTTAGATGACAAGAAATTTAGTTTTGCTCCGGGTGATGCTACAGAACTCAAGTCCCTTCAAAACAATCCACAGAATTTTGTAAAAAAATTCTTAGGAGAAAATGGGGAGTTGGAAGATGCAGCAGGATACCACAGGTCACTAGCAATGGCGATGCATCCCGAAAAGTTTGCAAAGTTTTTTTATGAGCAAGGGAAGTCTGCAGCAGCAGATGAAACTATGAAGAAGTTGAAAAATGTAAATATGTCAACTCGTTCTGCTCCTGAAGTAACTAAGTCAACCAACGGTTTGCAAATCAAATCTGTAACACCACCAAGTAGAAGTGGTCTACGGATTAGAAGTAAAAATAAATAAATGTTAAACTTAAAAAATTAGAAATTATGAGTGTACAAAGTGTACCCGGTTTTGATTTACAACCATCAGCACAACAAGTGCCGGTTGCATCAAACTATATTACTAATTTCGACTTCTTGAATCAGTATCTACCTGATACTTATGAAAAAGAATTTGAAAGATACGGTAATAGAACAATTAGTTCCTTCCTAAGAATGGTAGGAGCAGAAATGCCATCTAACTCTGACCTTATCAAATGGGCAGAACAAGGTAGATTGCATACTAAATATGTAGATTGTACTACGGCAGCAGTAATTAATGCTGACGAAGCTACTTTTACTGTAAACGATGCAGGTAACCCTGCTTTCGGTGCTACTAATAGTATTGCTATTAGAGCAGGTCAGACTGTAATGATTAGTGACAACGCAGGTGGAGGTTCTGTAAAAGGAATCGTAACTGCAGTTGACTTAACTAACTTCACTTTTGACGTAGCATTTTATCCTGCAAACGGTATTCCTGTAGCAGGTGCAGGTAAGAAGTTCACAGTTTTCATCTATGGTTCTGAATTTAAAAAAGGAACATCAGGAATGGAAGGAAGCTTAGAAGCTGACGACCTAATCTTCGAGAACTCTCCAATTATCATTAAAGATAAGTATGAGGTATCAGGTTCTGATATGGCTCAAATTGGATGGGTAGAAGTAACTACTGAGAATGGTGCTAACGGATACCTATGGTATTTGAAGTCTGAGCACGAAACTAGATTGAGATTCGATGACTACCTAGAAACGGCTATGATTGAAGCAGTTCCTGCTGAAGCTAATGGTGGTGCAGTAAACCCTGCAGTAAACCCTGAGTACGGTAACAAAGGTTCTGAAGGAATCTTCTATGTTGTTGGACAGAGAGGTAATGTATGGGCAGGTGGTAACCCTGACCAACTAGACCAATGGGATACTATTATTTCAAGGTTAGACAAGCAAGGTGCTATCGAAGAGAATGTTGTATTTGTTGATAGAGATTTCTCTTTTGACATTGATGATATGCTTTCTGAGCAATCTTCTAATGCAGCAGGTGGTGTTTCTTATGGTCTATTTGACAATGAGAGAGAAATGGCACTTAACTTAGGATTCACAGGATTTAGAAGAGGTTACGACTTCTATAAGTCTGATTGGAAATACTTGAACGACCCAACAATGAGGGGTGGTTTACCTGCAGGTGCAGGGTCAGGTAGAATTAATGGACTTTTAGTTCCTGCCGGTTCTACTTCAGTATATGACCAAATCCTAGGTAAGAATGCAAAAAGACCATTCTTGCACGTTAGATATAGAGCTTCAGAAACAGAAGACAGACGTTACAAAACTTGGATTACAGGTTCTGCAGGTGGAGCAAGAACTTCTAGCAAAGATGCTATGGAAGTTCACTTCTTATCTGAAAGAGCAGTATGTACTTTAGGTGCTAACAACTTCTTCTTATTCCAAGCATAAGATAGATAACTATTAAGGGGGGAATTATATCCCCCCTTTTTTTACTTTAATTTAATTTTAAATACAATGAAAAAAAATAAACAACAAAAGTTTGTAGACAAGAGTTACAAGCTTCTAAGAGGAGTAGCACCTCTCACTTATATGCTACCAACAAAACATTCAAGAAGATTTCCTTTATTACATTTTGATGAGAGCACAGGTGTCAACCGTGAACTTAGATATGCAAGAAACCAAAACTCTTGTTTCAGAGATGAGCAAGATAAAAATGTGGTTTTAGAACCAATCATTTTTGAGGATGGGTTTTTATATGTACCTAAGGAAAATCAAATACTACAAAAGTTTTTACACTATCATACTTTAAATGGTAAAACATTTACTGAGATTAACGAAAGCAAAGATGCAGCAGCACAAGTAGATGCACTTATGGTAGAAGCTGATGCATTAGTTGAAGCTAAGAAACTATCACTAGAGCAACTAGAAAATGTATGTAGAGTATTATTTAATACTGACACATCTAAAGTTTCTACTGCAGAAATGAAAAGAGATATATTGGTTTATGCTAAAAATAATCCTCAAGATTTCTTAGATGTAATTAAAGACCCTGACTTAAAACTTATGGGAACCGTACAAAGATTCTTTGACAATGGACTTTTAGGTTTCAGAAAAAGTGGAAAAGAAGTATGGTTTAATACTGCATCTAACAAAACCAAACTACTTAATGTACCGTTTGGGGAAGAGGCTCTTGATATAGTTTGTCAGTATATGCAATCAGATGATGGAGTTGAGGTTCTAGAACACTTAGAATCCTTATTAGATTAACCCTTAACCAACACCAAATCAAGGACCTCTTCTAAAAACGAAGGGGTCTTTTTTTTTCATTATCTTTGTAGAAAAGAAAACAGATGATAAATTCAGTTAGACAAACGGTAATGTCTGTTCTGAATAAAAATAATTATGGTTATATATCCCCATCTGACTTTAACTTATATGCTAAACAAGCACAGTTAGATTTATTTGAAAATTATTTTTATCAGTACAATTATCAATTACAAAAAGAAAATGCTCGTCAATCAGGGACAGGGTATGCTGATATAACGAAAGGATTAGAGGAAGTAATAAATACGTTTTCTGAAACTAAATTTTTATCGCATCAGTATAGTAATAGGTTTTTTACACCTAGTTTAACTACTACAGGTGATAGCTATTACCTTTTAAACAAAGTACTTATATACTCAAAGCTACTTGTTAGTAGCACCAATACTGCTTTGCAGGTACAATCTTTAATTG